TATGAAAACGTGGATAAATCGTAAACATAGCAATATAGTAAACAAATGCAATACAAAGGAGAATACATATGTCTTTTGCATCACTTAAAAAATCTTCTGGTTCTTTCGCTAAACTGCAAGCAGAACTAGAAAAGCAATCAACACCTGCACAAGGTGGTCAATCAACCGAAGACCGTTTCTGGAAACCAGACGTAGACAAAGCGGGTAACGGTTACGCAGTAATCCGATTTCTTCCAGCACCAGAAGGCGAAGACCTACCATGGGTTCGTGTCTTTGACCATGGGTTCCAAGGTCCTGGTGGATGGTACATCGAAAACTCTCTCACAACTATTGGTAAGCAAGACCCAGTTTCAGAGTACAACTCTAAACTATGGAATTCTGGCGTAGAAGCAAACAAGGAAATTGCTCGTAAGCAGAAACGCCGACTCAAGTACATTGCGAACATCGTAGTTGTTTCTGACCCCAAGCATCCTGAAAATGAGGGTAAGGTATTCCTCTATCAGTTTGGTAAGAAAATCTTTGACAAGATTACTGAGGCAATGAACCCTCAGTTTGAAGATGAGTCACCAGTTAACCCATTTGATTTTTGGGAAGGTGCTAACTTCAAGTTGAAGATTCGTCAAGTAGAGGGTTATCGTAACTATGACAAGTCTGAATTCGATTCTCCATCTGCGCTATTGGATGGTGACGATGAAGCACTTGAAGGTTTGTGGAAAACACAATACTCACTAACAGAATTCCTTGATGCTAAGAACTTCAAGTCTTACGAGGAACTAAAAGCACGTTTGGATAAAGTTCTAGGCGTGTCAACTACCGCAAGTGTAAACACTGCATCTGTTGAGGAAGATGTGGAAGACTTTAAACCTCAATTTAAGTCTGCACCTGCACCTAAAACTGCTGAGTCAGTAGAAGTAGATGATGAGGATGATACCATGTCCTACTTTGCTAAGTTGGCAGAAGATGACTAAACTACTAACTAGAAAGAGTGTCGCAGAGTAAAACTCGGACAAAGAAAAGGGGGACTTAATGTCCCCCTTTTTTATTAACTTATGGTACCTACACCGTACATGATTTGAATTTCTTCTGGTGTCAAACGTCCAGTAGGATTTCCTGACGCAACTTGTCCACCACTTTGTGGTGTGCTTGGAACCATAGGTGCGCCACCACCGCCACTAGCAATAACTACTGGCGCAGGAGTTGTACTTGCATCTGCCACTGCACTATCCAATGAACGTTGACTGTCCATTAGTTCACCACTTGCAGACAATGAAGGAACACCCTCACGTTGGTAAGATGCAAACAAGTCTCTTCTGTCTTGTAGTCCAACACTACCACCGTTAATGTCTTTAGAAACTTCGTCAATATCACCACTTCGTGCGGCATCTCTATCGACTCGTGAGTTGTAATATGCTAGTGCAACCTTTGCACCAATCTCAGGGTCATTGACAAGTTCTGGATTTGATTCTAAGTCAACACCAATCTGGTCACCAATTCGTTTGTAGTTGTCACGACCTGTTAATTGGAAAGCACCTCTTCCTCTGTATTTGAAACCGTCACCAACATCGGTGTTACCCATACGTCCACCGTAGATAACGTCACCAACTGCACTTTTTCCTTGTGAGACTAGTGCGTTTGCTTCATCTACTGAGTTGAAACGTACACGGTTACCATATTTATTACCTGCACCATAAAGTTCGAATAGTCTGTTGCCAGAGTAGTTGAAGTTCTCTTCTGTTCTTGTGAATCCACCAGACTCATGGTGTGCTTGCGCCATAATCGCTGCACGTTCATTGGGGTCAGTAATACCTTGTGTATCCATCTCACGAACAAGTGCATCTCTTCGTGTTGATGCGGTACCAGAATCAACTTCGGTTGGAGTATATGCATTACCTGGGCGTAGAGCAGCGGCAACGTTATCTGCTACGTTACCTCTTGCAGTACCAACTTGTTGCTCATCATCACCGAACCATGAACTAAACCATCCACCAATTCTATCTGATAATTCTAGTTCTTCGACACCCTTGACAGTTTCTTCCAATGCATCAATAACTTCTTGTTGCATTTCTTCTTGTTCATCATTACGAAGTTTTTCGTTTTGTAGACGTTCTTCTTCGTCAGAGAACCAAGAATCCCAAGTACCTTCAATCCATTCAGATGCTGCTTCTGCACGTTCACCAAGTGCTTGACCTACTTGTGTTGCTTTTTCTGCAACGAATTCTGCCGCTTCGGTTGCACTCTCTGCAACTGCCGCACCAGTTTCCGCAACTGCTTGTTTAGCGGCATCGTATTCATCGTCAAGTCCAACTTGTGCAAGTCCACTAGTAACTAGGGCATCTGCTTGTTCAAGTTTTTCGCCAACTGCCTCACCAACTGCTTCTGCCGCTGCACTTGCACCATCGACAATCATCTCACCAGCATTACCTGCGATTGCTTTAACGTCTGACATGTCAATGCCATCTGATAGGTCTGCACCTTCGCCAAGTTCTTGTACAACTTGTTTTGCGGTTTCGGTTGCTTGAACCAAACGTTCTTGCGCTGCTTCGACTGTTTCACTTACGGTATCTTTGACTGCTTGATATTCATCGTCAAGATTGAGTTTTGCGAGTTGTTCTGTTACTACTGCATCGGTTGCTTGTGCAATTTCTTTTGCACCTTCTGCTACTGCCGCAGTTGCGTTTGCTAAACCTTCTTGTGCATCTTCAAGTAGTTCTTGAGTTTTTTCTACAACCACTGCCCTTGCAGTTGCAACGGATTCTGTTACGGTTGTTGCTAATGCCGCTGCTTTTTCTTCGACATAAGAAACTGCATTTTGAACACCTTCTGAGATACCAAATGCTTCATCTAGTGCTGCAATCTTTCCTGCGAACCAACCCTTTGCGCTATCGAATGCATCTGTCATTGTTCCCCATGCAGATGATGCCGCATTTTGCAATGATTCCCAACCTGCCATCATAGTTGCGCTAAGTGATTGGTACCATGTTGGGTCTACTTTTGATTGTAGGTCTGCCGCTGCTTGCTCATATGCATCATTGGCGGCATTGTATTCTGTCTCTAGTGTCTCTAGTTGGTCATACATTGTTTGTGAAACAGTAAGACCAGTATCTTCCATTTGTTTAATAGTATTTGCGAGGTTATTGTACTGTTGACCCAATGCCATTCTTGAGGCATTCTTTGCTTCTACTTCTCTTGCCTCTGCTTCATACTGTGCATTCAATGCTTGTTGAGAACGAATGAGTGCTGCTTGAGCGTCATATTCTTCTTGTGAGATTGCACCAGTTTGTAGTAGATTGTCTAGGTTTGTCATTGACGCAGAAAGTGCTTCTTTGGTTGCATTAATCTTCGTCATGCTATCTGCAAATACTTGGTCATAGTTTGGTGATACCCATCCACCAATAAAATCACCTGCCATATTACCAACAATAGAACCCACTGCTGCTCCGACAACAGTACCGATACCAGGAACAACCGAACCAAGCGCACCACCAATAACTGCACCTAATGCAGAACCAGTGACACCACCAATATCTTCACCTTGAATACTTGTTGTGATATCATCATCGAAAGCAGCGGATGCAATATCATATCCGTCTTTCAATGCCATACCAAGACCAGTAGCAATAGTACCAACTACAGGTAATGCTCTAAGTGCAGTACCCATAGCACCAGAAATTGCACCGAAACCAATTCCACCCATTGCACCTGCGAAACCAGTTTTCAACCAATCCGCAATACCACTGAGGAATCCACCTTCACCACCAGTTTCAAACTCTGCGGTTCCACCATTAATCTCAAGTCCTTCAATCGCTGCAATCATCGCTGCTTGTTGGCGACCTTGTTCTCTACGATTCTCTTCATCATTTCGAGAAGCAGTAAGTTGGTTATCCATCCACTTTTCGTTAGACACGAATTGGTCTCTTAGGATGTTGCGAATTTCTTCTAGGGTTTCTGCTTGAAGTTCATTCCATACAGTGAGTTCGCCAAGTCCGACTTGTTCAATACCACCGCCACCGCCAAGTCCACCGCCACTTGAAGCAGTCTCTTTCATAATAGATGCTTCTTCTTTGGCATTCTTTTTGGATTGGAGTGCAGATTCTAGATTGACTAGTCGTGCAAGTGCTTCTTCACCTTCTGCTTTTTTCTTAGCAGTACGTTCTTCTTTTGCTTGCTTACGTTTGTCGAGAACATACTTGGTTGCCATTGTCATCATTGGTGAGTTACCAGTAACACCAGCAACCACTGATGTGATATCAATAGCATTCTCGCTTAGTTTATCTTTGATTTGTCCAAGGAACTTACTTGTGGTTTTATCCTCAAGTTGTCTTTGCGTTGCCTTCATCGCTGCTTCAATCGTTTGACGGTCTTGCTCTGCGATATCGGTTTGTGCTTTAAGGATTGTTTGTAGGTCTTTAATCTGCTTTACAGATTCACCTAGTTGATGAGAGGATTTTTTACCAGACTTTTCGATAACATCTTTTAGAGCATCCATGTATGCCATGCTGTCGCCAGACATTTGCTTGGTCTGCTTTTCCATCGCCTGCAATAGTTCTCGTGTTCGCTTATCTTGTTGAGATGCAAACTCTTGAAACTGCTTCTCTTGCAGTGCTTTAATTGTGTTATCTAAACTTGCCATCTAGTTCTCTCTTTGTCTTTGCCTTATTTGCGTTTCGCTTGACGTTCCCTAATTCTTTCATTCTGTTCCTTGACAGTATTAATTAGCATTCCAACATAGATTTCTCGTTCCCAAGGCATCATGTTTTCAATTTCCGTTAGCGAATACTTGTGATGTTGAACCATGGCAAAGTTTGTTTCGTACATACTTTTCAATTTATTTTGGTCCAACACTAGACGAAAAAACTTGATAATCCTTGTACTGGATATTTTGTTATTTCGCCACACTTATCGCATTTATAATTAATCACTTTTTTCAACTTAGGCATGTTAGTAAAGAAGTCTTGAAGTTTTCCGAATTGTTCCGCATTCAAGTTTTCTAGAAACTGCGTAAGTTCTTCTTTCGTACTGTCTTTCGCAGGGAACATATCATCCCCATCAAAAATCATTTCGATACATTGAACAACGGTTCCCATGACTCTATCAAGTTTCCCTTTATGTTCAAGTTCAAGTGCGAGGGTTTCCTTCATTGAAGGATAACGCATCTTCATACCAATGTTTTCTGTCAACATAATGATTGGTGGTTTAATATCACCAACCACTTCGACTTCCTCTAGGTTGACCACAACTTCTTGAACGTGGTCACATTCATCACCTTTACGGTTCTTCCCTTCGGTATGTCTAAATCTCAGTTTTGTTGTTTCACCGATACTACGTCTACGAATGTTTAGGAATATCCACTCAACATCGAATGACGGTAGTACATCAACATCCACATCATCAACACAGTTCTGAATAATCTGTAGTGTTGCTTTGTGAATCTCTTCTTCAATTCCACCCTCCAATGCCATAAGAAGAATTTTTTCTTCTTTGACTAGAAATGGTCTATAGTTCACTGTCTTACCAGTTGATGGTATAGTCATTTCGTATAGGGGCAAATCAATTCTTGGTAATGCCATTTTATCTCCATCCTTTAAAATAATAAAAGTTATACAATACTATATATGTCAGTTACAATCCACTTCCACCGAATCTGTTTAGTAGTGCTTGTACTATTCCACTTGTATTTGACGTAGTGGATTCAGTGTATGAGAATGTTACTTGGAAAGTAGCAAACTGGTCATCTGAATAACTCATACTAATATCCGCAACGTTCTCAGGGAATGCGTTATACATTGTTTGGGTGAATCTAACAGAACCCAAAGTATCCAAAGCACTCACAACAACAGTACCCTTATAATCGTCTGGATATGCAAGTGTACCAGTAATAGGGTTATGAATAATATCTTGCCACTTCTTGAAATATGAGAACAACTCCATTCCAGCGTCACAGATGAAGGTGACGGTAAAGTCTGCTGGGATTGAGTTATAGACTTGCTTTGTTGTTGGTGCAGTACCGTATTTGATTTCTGATGTTGCCATGTTACGACCAGGTATGTTACACTCTCGCACATACATGTGACCAGCGGCATTTGTACCTGGCATCATACCCACTCGTGAGGGGGCATGAATCTCCACTTGGAAGTGGGATGCTTTTTGGAATCCTCCGTGGGTGATTGCTCTGAATGAATCAATATTCATTGTTTTCCCTCTGCTTAAAACATTGACATACTATCTTTCCATACTTGAGACTTGCTTGCTTTCTTAAAGTTTTCAACTGGTAAGAAAAGTGCAATGTCCCACTCCGATGGATTGACGTATAAAAATTTACTTTGCAACTGACTGCTTAGATAGCGTTTGAAACACGGACGGAACGCTGCAAACTTTGCTGCACCCTTTAGTGTTTGATAGTTTAACGCAAGGCGAGTCTTATCATCATATTTTTTATTTGTTGCAACTGAGTATAAGGCATCCATCAACTTCGCACGTTGTGCTAGAGGTAGATAGTGCAAGTTCAAACCAACAAAACCACCAGGTGCAGTGTCCACAATAATTGTGAGTGGAAATCTGTCGTAGTATGGGAGTTTCTTTTTAGTCTTCGCATCGTATACGAACATCATCATTGTACCAGGTAGTACACGACTACGCATACGTTCAGCGTCACTCAAAAGTTTACCTTGAGTAACCCTCGTAGACTTTGCTTTGTCACGATACCACTCTCTTGCTTTTTTAGTTCGTGCTGGAATAACCCCAGAGCGAACCCCGTCCAAGAGAATGTCGTTAAACACATATGATGCTGCCATTAATTAGTCCGTTGCCTATAGTTAGATTGCTATATCTATTTATACGTCTAAGTTAAATGGTCTTCTGTTAGAATCTGAAACTGCCACTTTCTGTCTAGACAAAACTCTTTTGCTGCATTGAACTTTGCTTGGTTCACTGCATAAGTCTTAACTTCTCTGACATATTTTGTTGACAAGCGACCTGTAGGTGTGTTATACTTCTTCTTAGGGTCTGGTTCTAGGAGTTGTCTTTTCGGTTTGACTTCTATCAGACGAATAGCAATCTTACCCTCTTTGTCTACATACTTGACCCAGAAGTCTGGATAGTATTTGCGGTTCTTTCCGCTAGTAGGGTCTCTGTATGGGATGATTACTTCTTCACTTGCCCATTCCAACACATTGGCGTTGGTATCGCAATATATCATAAACTTACGCTCCCATAGAGAGCGATAGATAATTTTTGTGGGGTCTCCCTTGTATTTTTGTGGATTCTGAGGAGAATACCTACCCTTATACGCCATAATTCTCAACCGCCTTATAAATAGTTTATAAATAATATATGGAACACTACACCTTATTTATTAGGACAACAAACAGAGGATTCCCATGGCGTTAAACCTTGCCGCAAAAATTGCTGCCCCACTGTCAAAACTTTTTGGCAGTAAGTTTGCAGCACCTAATTTTCAGTTTCCGATTGGACACAACGGACCTAGTATTACCTTTACACCACAGTTGAACCCCAACAATTCGTATGTAAAGAATAAACCCATCTCTGGTTCTTTGACCTTTGGTTTAGGTAATATTCGTTTCTATCTGCCACAACAGATTGAGATGCAATACACTGCAAACTACCAAGAAACTGAAATGTCGAATATGCTCAAGGCATATCAATCAGATAACTTTATGGATGGACTTAAAGAGTTTGGTGTAAGAGCAGCGGCAGCAGGTGCGGATACTGCTGGTGGGGCAATAGAATCTTTTACTGGACTTTCTGGTCTTAAAGCATCCGTCTACAAGAAGACGGGTACTGCATATAACAACCACATGGAAGTTATGTTCCAAGGGGTTGGTTTCCGTGAGTTCAACTTCTCGTTTAAATTCTTCCCTCGCAATGCGGGAGAATCCGCAGGGGTTATCGGTGCTATCAATAAACTAAAATATCACATGCACCCAAACTTTAAAGCAGGTACTGGACAAGCAATTTTCGATGTTCCGTCTGTATTCTCAATTAACATTTCAGGCGACAAAGGATTCTACGGTGGATTCTGTGAGGCAGTCCTAACTGGAATGAACGTTAACGGTTCTGGTTCTGGTGTTGCCGCACAATTTGAGGATGGTTCACCTGCGGAAATCGACTTAACATTAAACTTCAAAGAGACTTCTTACCTCACTAAAGAACGTCTTGATGGCGCAATGCCATTTTAAGGGGGTAAAATATGCTATCTAAGAAGAACAGATTTTTTCTAAAGTATCCACAAGTTCAATATAACTTGCAAGGAGAAAAGAAGGTTCTTACCAACATTATGGTGAGAAACAAAATTAAAGAAATATTGCGTGATGATGGACGCATCTTTTACGGATACGATTTGCAAGAAGGGGATACCCCAGAAATGATTGCAGATAAGTATTACGATGATGCAGGTCTTCACTGGATTGTTATGATGATGAATACTACACCTGACGGACGTTGGGATGTGGGTATGGACTATCAAACATTCTCAAACTATGTGAATGAGAAGTATAAGGGCGTGACATTAAATACCAACTCATTTAGTGGTGACATTAAAGTTGGCGCAAAGATTGTTGGCGTAACTTCTGGTGCAGAAGGCATTGTTCTTCAATGGAATCCTTCAACTGGTCGTATTGGAATTGACCAAACTAGAGGGTCTTTCGAAAAGGGCGAACAAGCAAATACAGTAATGATTTCAAGCGATGGAACAACATTAGAAGGTTCTATGCAGTTTGGACAATATAAAATTGCTACGTTAAAAGCAACACATCATTACGAAGATACCGTAAGGGGAGTAGAGGTTGACTATAATCAATGGTTGAGCATCCCAGCAGATGAACGTAGGGAAGTTTCCAACATTGTTTATGAAGAAGAATTGAATAACAAAAATAGAACTATCCGTCTTCTTAAACCAATCCATGTTGCCCAAGTTGTTGATGAGTTAAAAGACTTATTGAACCCAGATAAGGTAATAGTATAATATGTCAGCAGGAATGCAAAGGGCGAGTGACTATCTCGTTGACGAAATTAAAATCAAACCACAGTATGGTACTGGTACACCTGTTGATGTTACTGGTATCATGGTGGAGATGCATATTTATGAAGATATCTATAAACCGTTTTTACACGGTACTCTAATGATATCTGACTCTTCTGGTTTGATTGAACAAACACCAATTAGTGGTGAAGAATTTCTCAGCATTAAAATAGAAACGCCAGGTGCAGACCAAACAATTGACCATGAGTTTCAAGTTTATAAAGTTTCAGGTCGTGCTTCCACTGGTAACTTAACACAAGCATATGTGCTTCACTTTATGTCTAAGGAAGCATTCAAGAATATTACAAATCCGATAAGCATTGGATTTGACGGTAAACTTATTTCAGATGAAGTTAAAAAGATATATAATCAACACCTAAAAGTTGATAAGAAATTTGATGTAGAAAAAACTAAGAATCCAAGACGAATGTCTTTTAGTCAATGGTCTCCAACGAGAATCATTAACGAAATGAAAAAGACTGCACAATCTGCAAAGTACAGTGAAGGTTCAGACTATCAGTTTTGGGAAGGACTTGACGGTTTTCATTTCAGAACAGTTCAATCTCTAATGGATGAAATCGAACCTAAAGTCGATTCTAAGCAAAGAGAAAAATTGACTTGGACAGGTCAAAACATTTGTGGCGCAGATGATGTTGCAGCAAATAACCAAGCAATTCGTAACTACAATATTATTGACCAAGGCGATAACTTGAAGAGAGTTGTTGGTG